CTCAAACTCACCATTAAAACCCATTATCATGGACAATCGCCTAACTTCTTCAGCAGTGCCAAAGGACATATTTATCATTTTTCGAGGTTTAATGACATGTCGATCATGACGTTTTCTCAATTCGTCAAAATCAGGAAACTCAAAGTCATCAATATTTTGCTGAAACAAATTATAAAGAGCACCAGAACCTTTCATCAAAGTCTCAAGTCTCTCCTTATCAAAAACAGGTTTACCATACAAACGAACAGCCAATGTAAAAACTTTTTTTACATACGTATAAACTTGTCTATTCCCAACACTAAGATACCCAATAGATATAAGCTTAGCCATAAATCCGTCAATAGTAGAGTTAGCTTTATCCGAATTGCCAACTCTAAATTTTAAGTCATAAGCGGAACGATAAGGATATATCCCAACCATCGTAGATTTACCATCTATTACATCAAAGTTATAACACATAGAATTCTTTAAAAATGTGACACTAGATACTACCTGACGCGTACTCCAAACAGAACCTTTTTTTTCATTTATTACGACACCAAATATAGGTTTCTCATAAAAATACTTAAATTTGAGACCAAACCTCGCCACAAATTGAACATAATACTCCCCAGTCATTCCAAACATAGTCTTAAATGCAGTAGGCCAACTAAGGAGAGTATCATCACCCATAAAACTCTTACAAATTAATTCCCATTCTATAGCTTCTTTTAATATAGAATAATTCACATCATCCTTATACTTCTCAAGAATATGTGAAAGAAAACAAAAGTAAACAAGCATCTGATACGCTGTATCCCCATGAGATGTTTCAAAAGTTCCAGAAAACATCATCCCCTGAACAGCATACAATTGTTGTAAAGGTATAACATAAAGATATTTAAACATAAGACGAAAGATAACATTACCTATAACTGTAAGAGTTAATTTGTCCTTCATACTAAACCAGGACGCAAAGAAAATTCCCACAAATCCTAATACTCTATAAAGCAAACTTTGATCAAATTTCGAAATATCTCCCTCAAAATAACTCCGAGCTTTAAGAAATGGATATTTTTCATATATGGATTTGAACTTTTCTTCATCCTCAGGACTACAATCTGTAGCACCAGCAGCATGGCGTCTAAAAAATCTCAAAAAAACCTCCATCATTTAGAGAAGTACCGGCCTCCCACCCTTTTCTGGATAAGTAATCAAATATACCTTTCATAGCAATATATGACAAAAATATAGTATGTGCAGATTCTACAAAAAAAATACGCAATTTAGAATGTATAGCTTCTAACTCTTCAAGATTCAAAGACTCA